GCCCTCAACAACTTCGCCCTGGACGTGATCGACCCCACGGACCTGATCGGTCACTCCATTCGCGGAGAGATCACCCACACGGTGCTGCCCAACCGCAAGGATCCCAGCAAGAAGGTCACCTTCGCCAACATGGGCGACAAGTACCCCGCTGACGGCTTCGACACCGACCCTGTGCCGTCTGTTTTGCAGATGATCGGCGGGAATACCCCTCAGACACGTTCTAATGCCCCTCAGACGAATTCCAACCTTGACCTCGACTCCTTGTTAGGGTAAATCATGACAGGCCACAGAGAGCAAACAAATGCCCTCTGTGGAGATCGGAGGAGCAAATGCTTCCTAAACCAGACCAGGACGGGCGCTATCCGCTGTCGATGCGCGAATATGACGCGTTGCGGACGCTCTACGCTGCGACCGCCGGATTCCGCGCCGACCCGCTCAAAGAGCGCTGCGAAAAACTCATCCCCGGAGCATGGGAAAGGCTGGTGGCGCTGTATGAAGAGGGGAACTGGCTGAACAGCCAGATCCTGAACACGGTCCCCGGCAAGAAGCTGCTGGCGCTCAAGCGGGAGCTGCAATACACCGAATGCCGGGTCGAGGTCAAACGCCCCAGCGGGGACGGGGCAAAAGACAGCGTCTATGTCTCACGCGACGCGTTCAGGGGCCTGATAGACCGCGCCATCCAGCTGGAATGTTTGCTTTGTGACAAGAAAATCAGCGAAAGCAAACACTGCCCTCTCTACCAGAGCATCAACGCCTGTTTCCCCTATGAGCTCGACGAACCGACCGATCAACACTGCCCCTTCGCCGGGGTATCGAAACTGGAGGTGTCTGACGAATGACGTTACCATTGACCAAGGTGGAGCGGCACAAGGTGCTGTGTGACTCGCTCAACGCGCTCTACGCGCAGAAGAACCACGATTACGGCGATTCCTTCGGCAAGACCTGGAAGGAGGAGGGCTACGCGATGGCCCGTATCCGGCTTTCGGACAAGCTGAACCGCTTCAAATCCCTCTCCCGCCAGCCGGAAGGCCAGAAAGTCAAGGATGAGTCCCTGCGGGACACCCTGCTGGACCTCGCCAACTACGCCCTGATGACCGTACTGGAAATGGACGGTGAGCAGGAATGACCGGGAACGATTACCAGGTCCTCGCCATGCGGACCGCCAACAGGGGCCTGTCCCTGCGCGACCAGCTTTCTGTCAGCGGCCTGGGCCTGACGGGCGAAGCCGGGGAAGTCGCCGACCTGATCAAAAAGCACATCGGTCAGGGACACACGCTGGACACCGATGAGGTGCTGGACGAGTGCGGTGACGTGCTGTGGTACATCGCCCACACGCTGGATGCGGTCGGCAGGACGATGGACGAATGCATGGAGCATAACATCGCAAAGCTGAAAGCCCGGTACCCGGAGGGCTTCGACGCGGACCATTCCATCCACAGGGTGGTGTGACCTATGGCGGTCATTGACGGCGAGGTCGAGGACCCGATCCTGGCGCTCCGCAACGCCATCATCAAACAGGCGGCTGACGATTACATCATGGGCCTGACCGACCCTGATGGAATGTTCACCCTGCATATGACCTCGAAGGTTCCCCTGCGGAAGCTGCGTAACGAAGCAGCCCTGTTCTTTGAAAGCCCCTGGTGCGACGCGCTGCTCTCCATCGACGGGGAGCTGACGGGCGCGGCGCTCCTGCACCGGCTGATCGAACACCAGATGAAAACACTGAGGCGTGAAAACGAAAACAGGAGGAAAAAGCGTATGAAAGTCACCCTGATCCAGCAGACACCCGACCCAATCGACCTGATCGCGAGGATCGCGTCGGTCTGTTACGACTCCCAGCCAAAGAACAAGAAAGCGATGGTCAAACGGCTCTACCTCGACGGCCACCACAGCCCCTTTGAGCATGTATACTTCACCTTCCACCTCGAAGGCATCTCCCGCGCCTGTTCCCATCAGCTGGTCCGGCACCGCCTCGCGGCCTTCACCCAGCGCTCCCAGCGCTACTGCCCGGAAAACGGCTTCGACTATGTGACCCCGAAGAGCGTGGAGGAAGACCGCCATACCCTGATGGAGTACAAGCGCGAGATGTCCGCGATCAACAGCGCGTATGTCGAGCTGGTCCACCTGCGCGACGTGCCGAAGGAAGACGCGAGGTTCCTGCTCCCAAACGCGTGTACCACGGAAATGTACTTAAGCTGCAACCTGCGGGAACTTATCCATATCTGCAATGAACGCCTCTGCTCCCGCGCCCAGTGGGAGATCCGCGAGGTGGTCCGGCTGATGGCGGCGCTGGTGCATCCCGACCTTCAGTGGATGCTGGTCCCCAAGTGCCAGAGCGGCTTCCTGATCTGCAACAACCCGTGCAGTGGCAAAGGCTACAAGCTGATCGGCAGGGAAAAAGAGGAGGAAAAGACGTGAAGCCCTACAGTTATTATGCCTACTCAGCCTTCCGGGCGTATTTCCTGGGGTCGGACCAGACGGAGCCGACCCCTGCCGTAAAGGCCTCTCACAGCGCCTGTGAAGAGGCGCTCAGTGGGCTGGACGAAGAGTCCACCCTGCTGCTTCGGACGGTCTACAGCGCCCCTGAAGGGCTGGCAGACGCAATCAGGAAAACTACGACCGATCTTCGCGTCCGGCAGAACGACATCTGGACGCTGGTAGCGAAGGCCGAACGCCTTTTTGCCCAGCATCGGGGGCTGATCTGATGCCGCTGCCGGAAGAACTGAAGCGTATCCCTCAGTGGGTCTGCGCGATGACGGGCAGCAAATGCCCCATGAAGGCCTACGAACCCGGCGCGGCATCGACTGCTGACCCGTCCACCTGGAGCAATTACGCCACTGCGGAAGAAACGGTCAACGCGGGGATCTACGACTATGTCGGCTGGGTCTTTCACGACAACGGCATCGTCGGCATCGACATCGACCGGGGCTTCGACGGGGACGGCCTGATGACCCCGGAGACGGCGAGGATCCTCTCCCTCTGCCACAGCTATACGGAAACTTCCCGCTCCGGCAGGGGCTTCCACATCCTGCTCAAAGGCACCCTGCCCTTCGAGGGCAAGAACAACCAGCAGGGGCTGGAGATATACCGTACCGGGCGCTACTTCATCCTGACCGGGAACACGGTCCTTTATCCCCCGGAGATCGTTGAGAATCAGGAAGCCATCGACGAGGTGGTGGATGCATGGTTCCAGGCAGACGCTGTCCCAAGGCAGGACCGACAGCAGGAGCAGACCCGGACGCAAAAGATCTACACCCCGCTCTGGGAGCTGCCGAAGGACGGAAAAGTCCGTCTCCGGCCCGACTATCCGAAGATCGCCCCAGGCAGCAGGAACATCTCCCTGACCAGTCTGGCGGGATCGCTCCACGGGAAGGGCTACACCAAGCAGCAGATCTATGAGGAGCTTGTCCTCTGCAACCAGATCGCCTGTGACCCGCCCCTGTTGAAGAAAGAGCTCCAGAGCATCGTCAACAGTGTAACGAGGTATGAACGATGAACGAACGAACACCTGAATACCTGAAACAGCTTCAGGCTTTACCGCTTGACGCGAAGGTCGGCAGAACGCTTTCCTTAATCCGAGCATGGTATCACAATTATGACGGGAAAGTGTATGTCAGCTTCTCCGGCGGTAAAGACAGCACCGTCTTGCTTCACATTGCGCGAAGCATGTTTCCCGATATTAAAGCCGTTTTCAGTAACACCGGGCTGGAATATCCCGAAATCCAATCCTTCGTCAGGAAGCATGAAAACACGGATATCGTGCGTCCTGACATGATGTTCAATGAAGTGGTTTCCACCTTCGGTTATCCGCTGATCTCCAAGGAAGTGGGCGAAGCGATCCAATATGCCCGCCGAATCACGCCAGCGGTCGAGAGAGACGAGGGACGCCATACTGGAGACGCCGACAGTTCCTCGACCTCGACTGCCTCGAAAATGGCGACTCGAACTTCTGGGGCAGCGAAGCCTGGACAGCACAACAGAGGAGCGTTGCAATCACTTGTCAAACGAGCGGAACTCTTGGGTCAACGCCGAGAAACACGAACGGATACTCTTCAATGGGCGCAGAAAAAAAAAAACTATCATACAGAAGCGAATGGAGTTAATGGGAGAGAGAGAGGACCAGACGAAGTCCCAATTCAACAAGGAAAAATGGCTGCTGCTCTGCCGTGAAGCACCATTCAGGATATCCCATCGCTGTTGTGACATCATGAAAAAGCGCCCCTTAAAGAAGTACGAAAAGGAACACGACCTGAAGCCTATCTTAGCGACGATGGCCGAGGAAAGCCGCTTGAGAAAGCAGCAATGGATCCGACACGGCTGCAACGCCTTCGACGGCGTGAAACAATCCTCCCAGCCCATGAGCTTCTGGACCGAACAGGATGTGCTGGAATATGTGCTTAAAGAGCGGATCGAAATAGCCTCAGTGTACGGAGCCGTCCGCACCTACGGCCCAGACGGGAAAGAGGTGCTGCCGCTGGGCAATATCGGCTATTTCAAAACCGACTCAGATGATTATGTTCCTAACATGGACGGCTGCACACGCAAGTGCGATCAGTGCCAGCGAACAGGCTGTATCTTCTGTGCCTTCGGTCTTCATCTGGAAAAGGGTGAAACGCGCTTCCAGCGTCTGGCCCAGACCCACCCGAGGCAGTACGAATACTGCATCAAGGGCGGGCAATGGGTCGATAACCTCGATTATGAGCCCACCGACAGCGGTCAACCGGATAGTATGGGGTGGATTAACTGGAACCCGAAGAAAATCTGGGTTCCGTCGAAGGAAGGTCTGGGTATGGGATATGTGTTTGACTTCATCAATCAATTATACGGAAAGGACATGATGAAATATGAGTAACCTTTACGATGACCCCGCGCCCGTCAACATCCCGCCATCTGTGCCGTTTCAATACTGTCCGCTGATGAGATGCTCCTGCTGCAAAGACAACTGCGCGTGGTACGACGAAGTCCACGGCCTCTGCGCTGTGCTGACCCTGCAACGACTGGAGGAAACACGAAATGAATACCTTAGACGCAAATAGCGTTGGCCAAGCCGACAAAACACAGATGGTTTGGGAGAAGTGGGATGACTGAACGTGAGCAAGTTATTGAGGCGCTTGAAATCTGTGCCGCCGGGACGAACTCCTGCAATAAATGCCCCATGAAAGACAAGTGCAAGGGCGTTTCCAACGCGGCGATGGTGGCGGCGATTAAACTGCTGAAAGATGAGGAACCAGCTGAACTTATTGATGACGGTGTGTACTTCGATTTTACAAACGGACCAGAAACCACTCACCGTTGGATATGCAGTGCTTGTGGTCGTGCTGTTGGCTACAGCAAAAATAAACCGAATATCAGGTATTGCTACTTGTGCGGGAAGAAGGTGGAGCAGGAGTGAGGCCGATAGATGCGGATGCACTGCTGGCTGAGTATGATGCACAGCATGAAGGGCCACCCGGCAGGGCCAGAGCGCTGATTGAAAACGCTCCGACTGTCAACGGCTGGATCAGCGTTAAGGATAGATTACCGGAAACACGTCATGCTGTACTTGTGTACACGCATCATTATAAAAACATATGGGCGGCTTCAATGCACGAAGACGGGAATTGGTATACATGGTCACCACGCGACGGAGTATATTTGGACCCAGATTGGCATGGACCGATTGCCTATTGGATGCCGCTTCCAGAATCGCCGGAGGAGACTTAAATAGGAGTTTACGATGCTCAGAAAACTGATTGCCAAATGGAAGTATAGGCATTTCTGTAAACTCAACGGATACCGATGCCCGGATTGCATCTATCATGATTTCGTATTTGATGGTAGCGTTTTCCGTGGTAATCGTTGCCGCCATCCTGCAACAAGATTATAACTTGAATAGGAGTTATAAATGATTAAGTGGATAAAACGTATGCTTGAATTGCACAGAAAACGGAAGACCTGTTATTTCAGGACGAGACCATACTTTCATCCGCCTTGCAAGTACCCAAATAATGAAGAATGTAAATTGTGTAGGTATAAAAAATAACACTTTAATATGGCGGTCAAAAGTAAGATGAAGAAAGTTATTTTTATTGTACTGCTCATTGTCGCGCTCATAGCATTATCCGGTTGTGCGAAAACCAGTGTCGAGAAAAAAATACAAAAAGAAAGCATCTTTGTGCGTGTGGAATCGTGCCTTCAGTATTTCGTCGTATATGACAAAGAAACAAAAGTGATGTATGCCGTCAGTTATTATGGCAGTGGAAGCGGCGTATTCACTTTGCTTGTGAATGCGGACGGAACACCAAAGCTGTGGAAAGGAGAATAAAGATAGCGAACATGCTACCAATGTGTAAAGAGCGACATAAATAACGCTTTCCACGAAATGGAGGAACCATGGGTAAACTGATCGACTTAGACGAACACCGGCCACACCTGGTTTCTGAGGTCATCTGCCTGAAATGCCTTCATCGTTGGATAGACGTCCGGCCTGAGGAGGTGCTGCTCAAGCAGATGGAATGCCCCTACTGTCGGGAACACGGCTATGTGATCGAAACCGGAGAAAGGATCTACGATGACAATGAATAACACCAGAAAGGACGCAACATGAGCTACGATCTTCGAATCGGCGTTAAGGTCGAAGGGCTTGACGTGATCGCGGTGATTGATGAACCGGAGTACGATAGCCCAACATACAATCTGGACGAGATGCTCCGAAAATGCACTGGCTGGGACTTTGAGCAGGGCAAATGGTACAACGTCAAAGAGGTCAGGCCAAAAATCAGGCACGGCATCGAAGAACTGAAGAACAGCCCGAAGAAGTATAAGAAGTTTGAGCCTAAAAACGGCTGGGGCAGTATAGGATCGGCACTTGAAGCGCTTGAAAGTCTTGAAAAGTGCATTGCCGAAAACATCGGTGAATCATTTTGGGGAAAGTGGCAGGAGATACCAGAAGAACACTTGTGGGTGAGATGGTGATATGGTAAAGGTGCTTGTAACGAGGTATGAACGAAAATGATGAAGACAAGGAAAGAATGGGTCGAAGCCCTGCGTCACGCGGCCCAGCGCATTGCGGACAACGCGGAAGACATCTTCCCCAGTATCGAACGAACCACCCAGGTCACTGTCACGCTGACCTTCCGGCCCGACGAGATGACGGGCATCGAGATTACGCGCAGCATGAACGACCATCCGATGATGCTGGACGTATCGCCGGAATGCAAAAATGTCCCCGGTGACCGGGAATGCGACGATTGCATCAAGATCTGCCCGTATGCGTGAGGTGGACTGTATGACAGAACTATTAGACTTCATCCTGAAATCAGTCGGTATCCTTGTGGGCCTGATGTTCGCCGTTCTGCTCTTCATGCTCTGCGCGGTGGTCATCCGGGAAATGTGGAGGGAACAAAATGAACAACGACGACGCTGACACCAACTGGCAGGAGCTTTTCGAGTGCCGCAACGGTCAGGTCATCATGGATCCTGGCGCGTCCGAAAAGATGTACCTGATCAAACGTGAACACCCCGATCATGGCGACGGCACCCATACGCCCTATGAGTGGTCCGAGATCGGCATGGCAGAGCTTTTCGCGGTCCTCTACGACCGCGAAGTCCGCTACTGCCCCCAGCGCAAGTGCTGGTACGCCTACCATGATGGCGCGTGGCGGCGCGACGAAGGCGAGATCCTGCTCTCCTCCAAGGTGAAGGAATTCACCCGGCTCATGACCCTTTACTGCGGTGAAATTGAAGATGATGACCGCCGCAGCGCCTACCTGAAATTTGTAGACAAGATGGGCGACCGCCGGATGCGCGACCGTATCATGAAGGATGCCCGTGACACGCTCCCCATCGACGCAGCGGCTTTCGACGCAGACCCCTGGCTGATCAACTGTAAAAACGGCACCTACAATCTCCGGGACTACACCTTCCACGAACACGACTGGCACGACTTCCTGACCATGCAGACCAGCTTTGACCATACCGTCCGGCGCGACGTGCGCTGTGAGCGCTGGGAGCAGTTCATTGACGAGGTCTGCGAGGGCGACAAGGACAAAGCCGACTATCTCCAACGCGCCCTGGGCTATTCCATCTTCGGGCGCTGCTCCGAAGAGTGCATGTTTATCCTCTGGGGCAAAACAACCAGGAACGGTAAATCCACCCTGCTCAACACCATCGAATACATGCTGGGCGATTACGCCAAGGTCGCCCCGGTCGGACTCATCTGCCGCGAGAAAGGCACCACAGATCCCGAAGCCGCTTCTCCGACTCTCGCTGGGCTGAAGGGCAAACGCTTCGTCACCATGTCCGAGTCCAACGAGTACGGAAAGCTGGATGAGGAAAAGATCAAGCAGATGACCGGCGGCGAGGAGATCACAGCCCGTGCGCTGTACGAAGCCAGCATGACCTATCTGCCACAGTTCACCCTGTGGTTATCCTGCAACGATCTCCCTGCTGTCACCGATCATTCCCTCTTCGCCTCTGAGCGCGTCCGCGTAGTCGAGTTCACCAGGCACTTCACCCAAGACGAGCAGGACAAGAACCTGAAGTTCTCCTTCCTCACCCCTGAAGCCATGCAGGGCATCTTCATGTGGCTGGTCATCGGCTTCCGGCATTATCGGGGACGCGGCCTGGAGATGGCACCCCATCTCAAAAAAGTTATCAGGCAGTATGAGAAGGACAACGACACAGTCGGTCAGTTCCTCGAAGCCCGGTGTGAGCGGGACACAGACGCTGTGACAAAATCCAAGTCGCTTTATGACACCTATAAGCTCTGGGCCAAGTCGGAAGGATACAGGGTCTTGTCGGTTTATAAGTTCAATTCAGAACTGGAACGACATGTTGAGTGGCATGACGGCAAGGTCTTCCAGCATGGTTATCCGGTATGGAAGGGCGTTAAGATCCTGGAAAATGTGAGTTTATAATTGTTACAAAAGTGTTAAGTGGGTGACGAGGGTGACGAGTTTTGGCAATTTCCAGAAAGTCCTCTTAGAGAGGCCTATATAGAGAAGTTTCCAGAAAAAGCCAAAACTCGTCACCCTCCTCACCCAAATAATATGAAAAATTGATAGGAAAGAAGGGAAACTTGTTTGAAAAAGGCAAAATCACAAAATTTGACACAATTGACAGATACCACCCTGTCCGAAAAACAAATTTTGACACAATCATGGAAAAAAGACAGGCGCGGAAGGCCAAAAAGAAAGCCCGGTGACCCTCCTATTACGCATCCGGCTAAAACTATAGCTGACAGGGAACTGCGTGAACTGCTCGATCAGGAGACTGATAAGAAGACTGGTTTGATTAAGGAGACTGGACAGGACGAGGAGACTGTAGCAAGGAGACTGTCGCGGGGGCCGGGGATGGCTGCTGCTGTGACAGGGTTTACAGTTAAAACGACCGAACCAGGGAAGCTGTCTGTGAGCGATTTGATCAGGAAGAACCTGACGATTGCCAAACTGCCGGATATCGATATGATGGATGCGGAGCAGGTGGAGCGACGTGTGCAGAAGTATTTTGCGATTGAGGAAGCATATGGGAATCGCCCAACTGTTGCAGGATTAGCAATGTCTCTGAATGGGATGGACAGACGGAGATTGTGGGAGATAGTGACCGGAAACTTCGGTGATACGAGGGGAATGACTACTCATTTACCAAAATCTGTGACGGACTGCTTGAAAAAATACTATGCAATTCTTGCACAACTTTGGGAGGATTACATGCAATCCGGGAAGATCAATCCGGTGTCCGGCATCTTTCTGGGGAAGAACAACTATGGCTACAAGGATCAGGTCGAACATGTCGTGACTCCGAACGTGACTCCCGACTTTGACGAGCAGCAGATTCGTGAGCGACTTTCGCTGACCGACTCTGACTCCGACTCCGACTCTGACTGACCGACTCTCGACTTTCCGACTTTCGACTCTCCCTCTCTGGACCCTGGGCGTGAGCTGCCTGGGGTCTTTCTCTGTTTTGCTCTCTCTTTCTTTCTCTCTGATCGTGACGCGCTTGGGCGCGGGGGCGCGTGAAAGCTTCAAGGATCCTTCTTCCGCCTGGGGCTGGGGTTGCCTCTTCCGCCTGGGGCAGGGGTTGCCTCTTCCTCTTCCTCTTCCTCTTCCGGCTGGGGTTGCCTCTTCCGCCTGGGGCAGGGGTTGCCTCTTCCTCTTCCTCTTCCTCTTCCGGCTGGGGTTGCCTCTTCCGCCTGGGGCAGGGGTTGCCTCTTCCGGCATTGTCCAAAAACTTGACAGTTTATATACATATAATAGGATACAAAAATTTCTTATTAATTTTTTCAAAAATAATAAAAAATACTATTGACAATAATAGTTTTTCATGCTATTCTATGCATGTCAACAGGAAAACCTATTGACAAGCACAGAAAAGGGGGATTTTGGAAAATGTCTGAAAATTGGTACGAAATTAAAGTTGGTGAAAATGGTTACAAGTATGTGAATCGTTTTTCTGTTAATGCTGTTTTTCATATGTCAGAAGGGAATGAAAAGGTAGGAAAAGTCGCTTGCTATAATTTGCCCATTGAATACACTTGTAATCATAATTGCGAATGTTATAAAAAAGGCTTGTGCTATGCTTGCGGTGGTTGTTATCAGTATGGTAGTAATCAGAAAAAGTATTCTGAAAACTTAAATTTTTTTCTTAATAATGATGAAACTACAATAGCCATTGAAATTGTTAAATATATTAAAGCCGGAAAATATAACTTATGCCGTTATTTTACTTGCGGGGATATTCCAAATACAAAATTTATTAGAATCATGATTAAAGTTGCCGTTATGCTTCCTGATGTAAAGTTTTGGGCGTATACCAAAAAATATAATCTTATTAATAGATTTGTTGCTGAAAATGGACTTGAGGCAATTCCAGAAAACCTTCACATTGTGTTTTCGCATTGGATGAATGAAAACGGAACTTATTACAACATGTTAAATCCGTATATTTTCCCAACAAGTGAATTTATTCCGTTTGGTATGGAGGAACTAACAAAAAATGTCACCTTCATTTGCCCTTGTTCGGATCCAACGGTAAAATCTCATTGTGATACATGTGAACATGGCTGTTATAACTTAAAACACGGTGAATCTATGGCATTGCTTGAACACAGTACGAAAGCAACCCGCAAGCGTGACAGAGAAATTAAAGCTGCAAAAAATTTACTTTAAAATAATAAGAATAACTATTGACAAGAATAATAATTAGTGTTAATATATACACAAGCAAGGGCAACAAGCCCACACTAGTACGGAGGAGGATTCAAAAATGAAGACTAGAATCACAAGCAAGGCACTTAGAGAAAGCAGCAAGAAAATTGTTTCGATCAATTATTGTGGCGCTCAGTTTTTACTGTCAAATCATACACCATTTGCATATAATGCGGGCGTGTATGGCTGGAATTATGACGTTTACAAAGTTGGTCAAACGTATATTGTAACTGGTTACAGACCTATTAAAGGCATTGTGTACAGCAACACACGCGAATATGAAAAGAAAGCACAAAATATTATTAATAATCATCATGTTACCTATGAAGAAAAACGTGAACGTATCGAAAATCTGTTGCATGAGTATCTTAATCAGTAAAGGGAGGCGTGAACTATGAATAATGCTACAATGTATATCGTTAAAGTTTATGAAGGGGAAGAAGCATATGAATATGAGTATAGTAACCTGAAACACGCTACAGAACATTTTGAAATGGAATCAGGAAAAACAGAATTGATTGCTTATTATTGGGACGTTGAAAAGCATGAATCACGTTATGAGACAATCAGCAGCAACTAAGGGGGATTGAAAATGATTAGAATCAAAATTGCATGGAAAATATTTAAGCTTAATCGGAAAATCAGACGTTATTGGAAAAATCAGGAAAAAGAATGGTTGACTGAAATCAAATCTTTAGCAGCAGTAAAGTAAAGAAGGGGGTTAAAACAATGAAGGATCCTGAAATCATTAGCGCAATTGAAGCGATTATAAATGAAGCTGAAACAATGAGAAATGCTTATTTCTTCCAGCCTTGTGGTAATGCGTCAAGTCGTCGCTGGTATGATGAAAAGCATTCTCATGAAAAAGTGGAATGGCAAGAAGGGAACAGCGTATATACTGCCGAATATACTGTAAAGTCAAGTTGCCGTAATGTCTATGCTTCCGGCTATTACACCAAAAACGGAAATAAAACCACTTTAACAGCGATCAAAAACAGCTTAAAACGTATGAAGGGGGAAAATGCAGCGTGATTTTCTTAATCGGTTTGATTCTGTTACCAATATTCGTTTTAGTAGATCTACTCAAAATCTCAAAATAAGCCCCTTGAAGGGGCTTTTTAATTGCATTCGTTTTGAGGGGCTTTATTTGCGTTTCAAGGGGCTTGTTAGCAAGGGGCTATATTCCTATACATTCCCATTTATAAACACTTCCAGCCCCTTTAAAACGCAAATAACGCGCTTCCAGACTTGCGCTTCTTTTTCCGGTAGTCGGCCCCATGGGGGAACGGATCTCGCGCCCAGGCGCGGGAATAGTTGCTTCAGTATCCGCGAAAAATAAAAAGTTCAAATTCATAGGAAAACCTATTGACATAATAAAAACTATTTGTTATAATCTCATTGAAATCAAACAAGAGGAGGAAGACACCAAATGACAGAAAGACAAGCGATCCGCGAAGTAATGAAGGTTCGTGGCTGGTCACAGCAGAAGCTTGCTGAAGAAGCTGGATTCAAATCTCAGTCCAATATCACTGCTATGCTGAACACCAATACCAAGGGCATTCGCATGGATACGCTCCTGAAGGTGGTAACTGCGATGGGCTGCGAGATCGTCATCCGTGACAAGATGGGGACCAAGAAGGAATGGATTATAAGTGATGAGATCGAGCCGGAGCTGACGATTGAGCAGCAGCTGGCAGCTGGTAAGATCAGCTTTGCTGATGCTGTAGCGAAGGGCTGGAAGCCGTCTCAGGAAATGCTGACTAAGATGCTGGGTTAAGAAAAAGAGGAGCGTGTTGGTGGTCGTGGCACAGTTGTTCTATGGATATGCGCGGGTGTCATCTAAAGGTCAGGAGCGGTACGGGAATTCCCTGGAAGACCAGAGGGCGCGGCTGGTCGAAGCGGGGTGCGCTCCTGAGAACATTTATTCGGAGAGTTTTACCGGGACCAGGATGGAGCGGCCTGAGTTCACGCGGCTGCTCAAGAAGCTTCAGCCTGGGGATACGCTGGTGGTGACCAAGCTGGACAGATTCGCGAGGACTGCTGCTGATGGGGCCAAGACGATCCAGGCGCTGCTGGAGCGGGGTGTGGCGGTCAATGTGCTGAACATGGGCAAGGCCGATAACAGTCCGATGGGGAAGCTGATGATGAC